ATACTATGGGTAATGTAACTGGTATGAAAAAAGGTGGTTCAGTAAAGTCCGCCTCTGCCCGTGCTGACGGTTGTGCTATTCGTGGAAAGACAAGAGCATGAGACCATCTCGTGGTATGGGTGACATCGCCCCTTCTAAAATGCCTAAAGGCACTAAGAAACCCCGTAGAGACAATACGGACTTTACTCAGTTTGCTGAAGGTGGGAAAGTTAAACCAGGACTATATGCAAATATTCATGCGAAGCAAAAGCGTATTGCTGCTGGCTCTGGTGAAAAGATGCGTCCTGTTGGATCTAAGGGTGCGCCTACTAAAGCGGCATTTACTCAATCTGCTAAAACAGCGAAGAAAAAATAATGTCAACAACTGGATCAACCGCATTTAATCTAGATGTAAACGATCTAATCGAAGAAGCATTCGAGAGATGTGGCAAAGAGCTGCGTACTGGCTATGACTTTAAAACAGCTCGCCGTTCATTGAATCTATTGACTATTGAATGGGCTAACCGTGGTATTAACCTTTGGACTGTAGAACAGGGTGTGATTCCAATGGTTACAGGACAGGCTATGTACCCATACCCAGCAGATACTATTGACCTTATGGACATGGTTATTCGTCAAAATAACGGTACTTCTAACCAAATAGACATCAATATTAGCCGTATTGCAGAGCCAACCTACATGAGCATACCAAACAAGCTCACACAGGGCCGTCCGATTCAGGTGTACATCAACCGTCAGTCAGGTCAAGAAAACCTCTCAGGCGCCCTTTTAGCTACTGGTATTAGTTCTACTGATACTACAATTACTTTGACTTCTGCTGCTGGTTTGGCTTCTGCTGGGTTTATTAAAATGGGTACAGAAACAATCAGTTACCCTAACATAAGTGGAAATCAGCTTTTAAATTGCGCTCGTGGACAAAACGGCACTACTGCAGCGGCACATAATGCGGGGGCGGCGATTACTGTACAGAACCTACCTTGCATTAATGTATGGCCTACGCCTAACTCGCCAGGCAACCAATATACATTTGTGTACTACCGTTTACGTCGCATTCAAGATGCTGGATCTGGAGTATATGTACAAGATATTCCTTTCCGTTTTATTCCCTGCATGGTTGCAGGCTTGGCTTATCAGTTATCTACCAAGCTTCCTGATGTGGATATGAACCGTATTCCTATGTTAAAGATGGATTATGAGGAGCAATTTAGGTTGGCGGCTGAGGAGGATAGAGAAAAAGCTCCAATCCGTTTTGTACCTCGGAATATGTTCTACGCAAGGTAAGATATGCCTAATCAATTTGCATCAGGTAAGTACGCAATTGCGGAATGTGACCGATGTGGTTTTAGATATAAGCTTTCGGATCTTAGAACAGAGGTTGTAAAGACCAAGCCGTTTAAGATTAAAGTTTGTCGATCATGTTGGAACCCCGATCAACCTCAGTTACAATTGGGTATGTATCCGGTGAACGATCCGCAAGCGGTTCGGGATCCACGTCCTGATGTAAGTTATCGGCAGTCTGGTACCAATGGTTTGCAGATTGATATTAATGGTGGAACTGGTCCAGACGGGCTAGGAAACCCAGATATGGGTAGTAGGATTTTTCAATGGGGCTGGAATCCTGTTGGAGGAGCAAGGTTATTTGACAATGCCTTAACGCCAAATGACTTGATAGGTAACACACAAATTGGTACAGTATCGGTTAGTACAACTTAGGAGTCATTATGACATTCAAAAAAGCAGCAGACGGCATCACTAAAAAAGGCAAAACTAAGGGTAAAAACCTTGGTGATTCAGGTCCAAATGTAGGCATTCAATCAGGCAAAGGTTCTAAAGGTGCTAGCACTGTAACCAGCGCATCAATGAAAGCCGTTGGCCGTAACTTAGCTCGTGCTAAAAACCAAGGGTAATCATGGCTAAATTTTCTAAAAAAGTTATGGGTAAAGAGGTAGGCAGTGCTGATGTCTACGCTCAACCACATACCATGAAAGGCACTGCATTAAGTGCAAAAGATGCAATGTTATCTGTTAGCCGTAAACCTGATCCAACTCGTCAAGTAGCTGGTGATTTTAAGCCAGGCAAACCAACAGGTCGTGTTAGCTTAGGTGATCCAGGTCGTGATGATGTTAAGACCGATGGAATTACTATGCGTGGTTATGGCGCTGCAACTAAAGGTATTAAGTCTAGAGGACCAATGGGCTAATGAATTACCAAGAACTTTTTTCGCAAATACAGACATATACTGAGAATCAGTTCCCAGATACGTTTGTGCAGGTAACTACTGGGGGTAGCCAGACTAATGTCAATGCTATTACTCAGATCAATACCTTTATTCAGCAAGCTGAAGCACGTATTTACAATACGGTACAGATTCCTTCTTTGCGAAGAAACGTTACTGGTAGTTTAACAGCGAATAATAAGTATCTAGCTTGCCCAAATGACTACTTATCTACCTATTCAATGGCTGTTGTTAAGTCTGATGGTACCTACGAATACCTACTTAATAAAGACGTTAACTATATCCGCCAAGCATATCCAAACCCTGGTGATACTGGTTTGCCTCGTTATTACGCTTTATTTGGTTCTAGGTTAAATGACCCTAATGAGCTATCCTTTATACTTGGACCTACTCCAGACGCTGTATATACAGCAGAACTACATTATTATGCATACCCTGAATCTATTGTAGACCAGGGATCTTCATGGCTTGGTGACAATTACAGCCCCGCACTTTTATATGGTTCTTTAGTAGAGGCTTACGTGTATATGAAAGGTGAAGCGGATATGTTAGCAGCATATCAAGCTAAGTACCAAGAAGCATTAGGCGAACTCAAGCGTCTTGGTGATGGTCTAGAACGTAACGACGCTTATAGAGCTGGTCAGACTAGTCTACAATACAATAAGCTATGAAATCTTGCACAAAATGCGGCTTTGATAGGCCTTTTTCTGAGTACCATAAAGATAAGTCCCATGCTGATGGGTATAGGAGCTTTTGTAAATCTTGTGTAGCTGTATATATGAAAAAGAACTATGTAGACAATCGTGAAAAGATTATTGCAAAAACCTATGCGTGGATAGAAGCAAATAGAGACCGACATAACGCTAAAAGTAGCAAATGGGCTAAATTAAACCCTGGTAAAGTAAATGCAAGAACTGCCCGTAGATATGCATCAAAAACCCAAGCTACGCCAAAATGGTTATCACAAACACAACAAACTCGTATAAAATGTTGGTATCAGGTTGCGTCAATGTTAAATATGGAAGGTTTGGCTAAATGGGAAGTAGACCATATAGTTCCAATCCGTGGCAACGATGTTTGTGGATTGCATGTGCCTTGGAATCTTAGAGTAGTAAAGCAGTCTGAAAACAGACGTAAATCAAACAAATTTTTAGGAGTATAAAATGGCAATTACCCAAGGAATGGCAGATTCGTTTAAGGTACAAATCCTTAGCGGTCAGCAAAATTTAGTATCAGGCGCAAGCACAACGTATAAACTGGCTTTGTATACAAGTGCTGCAAGCTTAAGCAATGCAACCGCAGCGTATACAACTTCTGGTGAAGTTACTAGTTCAGGTTCAAACTACACTGCTGGTGGAAACACTTTGTCGATTAGCACAAGCCCAACCAGTACAGGTAACGTAGCGTTTATGTCTTTTGCAAATAGCTCATGGACAAATGCAAACATTACTGCAAACGGTGCTTTGATCTATAACAGCACAGCAAATACTGCTGTTGCGGTGTTGGCTTTTGGTGGCGATAAAACAGCTACTAACGGTACATTCACAGTTATATTCCCAACAGCAGACTCAAGCAACGCTATTATCAGGATTGCCTAAAGGAGTCTCAAATGGCTTTTGCAATAGCGGATAGAGTCCAAGAGACTACGGTAACGCAAGGTACTGGTACGGTTTTACTAGATGGAGCCGTAATAGGCTATCAGTCTTTTGCTGTTATCGGTAACCTTAATACCACTTACTACACCATTGCGGACCAAGCAGGTGCTAACTGGGAGGTGGGTGTTGGCACGTATTATTTAGCTAATAGTTCACTTGCTCGTACAACCATTCTTTCGTCTAGCAATTCGAATGCAGCGGTTAGCTTTGGCGTTGGTATTAAAGCAGTCTTTGTTACCTATCCTGCTGAACAAGCAATTTTAGCTGACCCAAGCAATATAACCAC